GTCCCGATCCCGAGCTCGAGATCCCCTACGAGCGTCCCGGGCCACGACCGCGGTGCGAGCGCTCCTGCGCCGTGCGCGGCCGGCCCCCAGCCAAGCACCGCCGGAGTCGTCGTGACGGTCTGGCGCGCCAGCCCGAGCTTGTCGGCGATCGCGAATGCCGCGCGCTGGCCGATCGTGATGTACCCGTCCGCGTCGAAGTGAAACCCGTCGGTGAGCGCGATGTCATCGTTGTCGATCAGCAGCAGGTTCGGGTCACCCGCGGCCACCGCGACCTGCGCCGCGCGCACCGTCGACGTGAACGCACCAGATCCGTTCACGTTGGTTTTGACCCACGCGACGACGAGACCGGCGCTGAAGTCAGCGCGCAGCGCCGCGAGGAACGCAGTCATGTTCGATTGGAACGCGCTGCTCATCGGCGCCGTCGAGGCGTCGTTGGTGCCGAGATGGACCGTGATCGCTCGGACCGTTCCGAGCGCGCGCATCCGCGCGACGAACAGGTTGTAGAGGTTGCCGGCGCCGGCCGCTGGGTACGTGCTCGTCGGCAGCCACTCGGTCGCGAGCGTCGATCCGGAAACCGCCATCACGGCCATGAGCGGCTTGGCGCCGGCCGCGAACAGCGCCTGTCCCATCGTCAACTCGATGCCCATGCTCGGGTTATTGGGGTTCGTGTACGGCTGCAGCGTGCCCACGAAGTCAGCGAACACCGGCGGGAACGCAACGCCCGGTGCGATGTGCGAGCTGAGCTGCACCGTAGTGAATGGCGTCGTCAGCCCGAAGCCGCCATCGGCGTTGTTGGTGACGCCCTGACCGTAAGCGTTCGAATCTCCGAGGATCGGATAGACGTTCACTGTCGTCGGCGAATCGAGGCCGATGCGCAGCGCCATGCTGAGCCCGATGCGCAGACTCTGCAGCCCGATCGGCACTACTTTCCGGCTCCTGCGACCGTCAGCTTGCCGCCGGTCGCGCCAACTACGACGAGGAGTCGCGTCCGTGCCGCCCCGGTCTCGACCACATGCCAGAGCGCTCCACCGATCCCGGTCCCAAGCGCAGCGACGACACACGCCGTGGCGCCGGTCCCGACGCTCCACCCGGTGCCATCGACAGCCACGTACCCGTTGGTGGGCCGCTCGTTTTTCCAGCCGCCCACCGCAGTACTCGTGTCCGGAAGATCACCGGCCGTCGACAGGCTCGGGTGGCCTGGCTGATTGGTGTCCTGGATCGTCGCCGAGGTGATCACGATCGCTGCATCTCCGGTGATGTCGACCGACGTGAATGCCGTGTCCTTGGTCGGCAGGATGTACGCGTACGTGTGGCTCGCGACGAGCGTGAACGTCCCGTGCGGCGCCTCAGCAGGTGCCGAACCATCTGCGGTGTCGATCGGAAACAGGTATCTAGAATTGCCATGCATGGGTCACCTCGGTGCGGAGCGACGGTCGGAGTCTGGGCGATAGGCCTGAGACAGGTTGGTGGAGCCAGCGATCGACGGCATCGGCGGCGAACCCGGAGGTGCAGTCGGAGCCGCCGCCGGGGCCGGCGCGAACGCGCCCCGCAACACGAATGCGTTCTCGGGTTCCATGCTCGGATGAAGGCTCACGTCGAACAGCAGTGAGTTCTGAATTAACTGCCGGTATTCGACTGGTTTGCTTACGTCGGCCGCTCGCGCGATCAGTCGCTGCTGTGCCAGCGCGAACAGTCGCTGCCACACCACGCGCATCGTATCCGCGGCCTCGGGGGTTAGCGTGCGAGCGTGGAGCGCATCGAATGCCACGGTTGGATCGTTCGCTACTGCGAGCCGACGCCCCCACTGCAGCGCATCAGCCGCGGACGGGGTCCATTGCTGCTTCGTGTACGGATTCGGAGGCGGACCCTTTGGCGCGGTGTCGTTGAGGTGCTTGTACATCGCGATCATGTGCGCCTCCATCGCGTTGATGAGGTCGGGGTCCTTGAGGTCGCGCATCTCCTTGCTGACCTTGTCGACGACGAGCTGCGGGTTGGTAGCCGCCGCCGCCACCTCGCGCATGCGGACCGCAGCGAGCTGGGATGTCGAGGATCCCTTGGGCGCATCAGGCTCGCCGTCATCGAACGCCCGGCGCTGCAGCGCCGCGTTGACGCGCAACCCGGTTGCCACGATCGTCGACTTGACGATCGGCTCGTTCCTAGCGACCAGGCCGAGCGATCGATCGACCGCGCTCGCGATGGCGTCCTTGGTCTTCGCGGCCAGCGCCGCGGCGCGCGATTCTGCCGTCGCAGGTACCCGCCCCATGAACCGACCGGTAGCAGCCTTCAACGCGCGGTACTTGAGGTACGCGCTCAGCATCGGCCCGATCACCGGGATGTCGTGCGGCGACGGAACCCCAGGGACACCGAGATCGTGCGCAACCTCGACGCCTACTCCGATCGCCTGAGCCCCAGCGACAGCCCGCGATCCGAGCCCGGTCCTGGGAGCGCCAGCTACGGGCGACGGGGGCAGCGCGGCGCGCGCATCCTCGGCCGCCTTGGTCGCGGCCTTGGAGCGGAGCGTCGCCTCGGTCTCGGTGGCTCGAGCTCGCGCATGGGCCGCATCGGCCTCTAGCTTGCCTTGCTTCGCATTCGCCATCCGCTGGCTCCAAGTCGGATGGCGTGGCCCGGCCGGCTCGGGCGCAGCCGCAGCGTCGCCGGCTGAATCATCCGCTGCCCGTGCGATCCTCGACACCGTCTTGCGGCTCGCCTCATCCTCGGCGGCGCGGAACGCCTGAGCAGCCTCTTTCGCCGCGGCCGGCGCGACATCGCCGATCGCCTCGGTGAGCTCGGCGGCGGCCTTTTCGATCCGCGTCACGACCTTGGCCATCGCCGCAACGTCCTCGACCGCCCCCGGGCGCGCGCCGACCGCGGTCATCTGCTGCTCGATGGCCTTGGCCTCGGCAACCGCAGTCTGCTGCTCGACCGTGCTCGTTGCCGCCGCAGCGCGCTCGAGCGCTGACTCGTGGGCGTCGGCGAGCCGGCGCAGCGCCATCGGATGCCCACGCTCGACTCGCTGCACCGCGTAGCCGGGCCGGGCCGCCTTACGCGCGATCCGCTCCGCCATTGCCTGGCCCTGCGCGCGCGCCTCGTCTCCGGCCATCGCCGAGCCCTCGTAGAAACCGGCTCCGGGCCCCGCGAACCCTTCGTTCCACGGCGGGGTGATGCTCTTGAGCGGCTCGCCGCTGTCGAGATGCGCCTTGGTGCCGCGGAGCAAGGTCTCGAGGTCGTCGGCCGGCGCCGCGGCCCCCCGGGGGGATTTCATCTCCCACCAATCAGGGCGAGCGTCTCCGATCTTGGCGTTCGCGCCGTTGAACTTGCGCTCGGCGAGCCCCGCTTTCTCCAGCCCTTCCCATACGCGCTCCGCGCTCGGAGAGCGCGAGAAGTCAGAGGCCAGTGGCACGCCATGCTCCTTGATGAGCGCGTCGTTCAGGTCGCGATACATCGCGTTTGCGAGTCCTCGCCCCCTGAGATCTGGGTCGATCGTCGTGTACTTGACCCGGTAGACGCCCTGCGCGTCACGCACGGCCTTCAGGTGACCGGCTTCTCCGGTCGGCGACGTCAACTTGATCTTGATCTCGCCATTGCCTGGCTCGATCTCAGGCTTGACGCCCGAGTCGCCGAAGATCTTGGAGGGCGCGGTTTCGGACGCGGCGCCGACCTTGACCGGTGCGGCAGACTGGATCTTCGCTCCCCCATCGCTCAGCGCCCGACGCTGCGCAACGATGGCGTCCCATTCGTCGGAGAGCTGCTGGTACTCCGGAGTACCCGACTGCATCGCATCGAGCTGGCTTCCGATTTCAGCCTGGCGCGCGTCGAGCTGGCGCAGGTCGGCCGGCCCATGTCGGAGCACGTCATCTGCAGCCGGCTCGGTACCGGTCGACCACTTCACCTTGATCGGCGCGTCGGCCTCGACGGCTGCAGCGAGCCGATGACGGCCATCGGTTACGGTGATCTTCCCCTCGGGCGAGACATTGAGCTTGATCGGATCGCGCTGTCCCTCCGCGATCGCCTGCTTTGCCTTGGCGATGCGCACCTCGTCGGTGGCACCGCCGGGTGGCTCGAAGTAACCTTGCTCCGCGATGTCGCGCGCTGGCACGGTGCGATCCAGGTAGTTATCGGTCGCGCGCTCGTGCGCTCCGATCTCGGCGTGGTCCGGGATGCCGGCGGACTTGGCCGCGTCGGATTTGGCCGCGACCTCGCCAAGCGACGCCGATGGCTGGGTCCCGCGGGCCGGGCGTAGCTCACGGGTTACGTCGAGCTTGGGCACCTCGGGCGGCAACACGTCGGAGCCGATCGCGATGCGAGCTGAGGCTTCGCCGGACGGGGCCGCGCGGCCGGAACGCCGCGGGCCGAACTCGCTGACCGGCTCCCGGATCGTCGCGCCCTCCGCCTGTACCGCGGGTGCAGCAAGGCCCCCGAGCGACGCCTCGAGCTCGGGGTCGACGCTGGCATGTAGGTCGGAGAACTCGATGCGCGCCGCCTCGTACTCGTTGAGGTTGCTGAGCAGCTTCTGGGCGGCCTCCGGATCCAGGATTCGCTCTGGCGCATGGACGGCGAAGCCCTCGGCGGCTTGAGGGATTCCTCCGACCTGCGCGGCCCGCGCCTCGGCGACCCCCGCAACCGCCTGCTGGCGCACCAGCTCGGCTTGCTCGCGAGCCGCTTGCGCGGTGGCGAGCTGGGCGCGCGCCATATCGGCCGCCTGGTCAAACGACTCGAGCGAGGCCTGGCTCTTGGTCGCCCATTCCTGCGCGGCGAGCGTGGCTGCTTTCTCGCCGCCGTCAGCGATCCGCGCGAACATGCGGCGCGCCGCGATCGTGCCGGCAACCACGCCGTGCGCCGCCGCGGCCCCGCCGGAGCCGAACGCCAATCCGGTGCCGAGCGCGCCGACCACCCCCTCGGCGCTGAGCTCGCGGTCGCCGAGCGCGGTGTCGGAGAGGTAGATCCCGGCGTTCTGGACCGCGCCTTCGATGCCGCCCGCGACCAGCCCACCGGTGAGCCCGCCGCCGGCCCTCTCTGCTGCACGCGCCGCGGTCCGGGATAGGTACCCGGCCGGGGTGGCGCTGAGCGCGCCGCCGGTCGCGAGCGCAGGGAGCAGCGCACCCGTGATCTGCCCGCCCGCCGACAGGACCGGATGCGCCTCGCGCTCGGCCGCTAGCTGTTCTCCGGCCCCCTTGCTCAGCAGCCCCTTGAGCGCGACGTCGGAGAGGCCGAGCGTGAGCCCAGAGAGCGTGCTGGTCGCGGCAGCGTTGAGCGCGCCGACCGCTCCGGTGTCCTCCGGGGTCACCCTGGTCTCGGTAGACGCGGCCTCGGTAGAGCTGATCGGGGTGTCGGTTGGCCCGGCCTGCTCGTCGGGAATCGAGACGATCGACCCGTCCTGTTTGCGGTACAGGCCCATCTACTGGACCCCCCCGATCCCGAGCTTGCGAACGCCGTCGAGGTAGCGCTGCTGGTCGGCCGGTGATGCGCCGCGGAGAAACGCGGGCAGCTGTGTCTGGCTCGTCGGCGTGAGCGGGACGACCGGCGGGACGTCGGCAGGAAGACCCTGACTTATCCGCGCCCTTTGCCCGGCCAGCTGTTTCTCTGCGCCGGGGGTGAGCGCGGATGGGCCGGGGCCCGGAGAAAGCGGCGCCGTCGCGGCCTCGAGCTCCTTGGCACGCATCGGATTCTCGTCTCGGATCGCCTTGAGCACATCGGCGAACAGCTTCGGATCCTCGTCTCGGATTAGGTGAGCGAACCCCGAATACAGCGATCCGCGGTCGCCCTGTAGTGGTACCGCAAGCTGCTCTACGATTCCGGCGTACGCCTTGTTGCCGGCCGATCCAGCGCGCTTGATCAGTGCACGGGCCTTGTCGTCATCCGCTGGGTCGAGGCCGTAGTTCGACGGCTTCCCCGGTGCTCCGGTTCTTGGATTCGGTGCTCCAACGCGCCCGAGCGCGGCGTTCTGCGCCTTGTCAACCGGGCTGCGCTCGTCGAGCGAACCGGTCAGAGGAGTGAGCACGCGCGACGCAATTCCTGGAGTTGCGTCCTCGCCGACTTCCTTGGCGGTCTTGCCGCCGAACTTCACGTCCTCGGAGCTTTGCCCTGGCTTCCACTTCGTCTTAATCCCGGCGCTCTTGAGTGATGCAGCGGCGTTGACCTCGGCGTCGCTGCGCAACACCTTGAGCGCGGCCATCGCTTTGCCCTTATCGACCTCCCTGGAGATCCAGCTGTCAGGGTCGATGCTGAGCACGTGGTCGAATGCTTTCAGCGCCCCAACCGTCACGCGCTCACCGAGCGTGGCCACGTAGCGCGCCTTGACGTTTGCGATATCCGCGGTGATGGCGGCCCACTGCTCGCGATCGATCGCGCCTGGGTCCTTCTCCAGCTTCGCGAGCGTGTTGGATACCAGGTCGTGAACCACATAAGTGATCTTGATGGCCTTCTGTGCTTCTTCCCCGATCTTCCTGTTGGTCGCGATGGCAGCATCGTTGAGCTTCGCGCTGTCGCGCAACAGCTGGGCTTGCTGATTGAGCTGTGCGGCTTGCTGCGGATCGCCGACCTTGCGTGCCTGAGCCTCGTAGGAGTCCGCATCTGCCATCTTCTTCTCGCCCTCGGGGGTTAGGAGTAGATCGCCAGTGACCGGATCGTTGACCCCGAGCTCGGATACCTTCTTCGCCTTCTCGGCCGCGGCCTTCTCGCCGGCCGCGAGGTACTTCTCGGAAAGCGCGGCCATCCTGTCGCGTTCCGCCACCTGCTGGCCAAAATAGAATCGCTTGTCCTCGAGATCTTGTCCGCGACGCTGCAGACCGATGGACTCCGCGTGTTGCTGGGCCGACTGCTTGCGCGCTGCCTCAGCATTGGTTTGGTCCCACAGCCGCGATGCAGCGTTCTCCTTGAGCTTGACCTTCTCCTCTTCGAGCTTGGCGTTGAGCGCTCCAGCATTCGCTTGCGCTTGTGGCGACTTCTGCTGTGTCGCAATCGTCTGCACCGCCTGCTGCGCCTGCTCGAGTGCGCCGGCTTTGCGCACGTCGATCTCTGCGAGCCGATCGCCAGCCGCTTGTCGATGCTCGCCGATGCCAACGTTCATTTGCGCGATGTCGGCTCGGCGCTTGTCGAGGTCCGCCATCTGCGCGGCGACCTTGCGATCGACGGCTTGAATCATCGCGTCGTAGGCTAGGTTGTGAAACGCCCCGCCGTACTGCTTCTGCTGCATCGCCGCGCCGATTCCACCAAGTGCGACGCCGATCGCGGCCCACACCGGGTGATCGAGGCTTCGATCAACCTTCGTGTCCGCGACCTTCTTTACAGCGACATCGCGCGCCTGCATCAGGCTGTTCAGCTTCGCCGCGTTCTCTTGGGCGACGCGCGCGCGGTCAGCGAGGATTTGTTGCGTCTGCGCATCGCGGGCCGCGAGTACGTCTCCTTGCTTCGTAGCCGTGTCGGCCTCGACCTGCGCCGACCTTACGTTCGCCGCCTGCTCGCCCTCGACCGCCCTATCCGTTGCCGAGACGCTGCCCGCGGGCCCGTACTGTTGCAGCAGCTGGGCGTTGGTCAGCGGCGGCGCTGGCGCGACTGGCTGCGCGCCGGCCTCGGGGCCAGGCTCGGTCACGGGGGCATGGCTTGGCCGCGGAGCGACCTCGGGGCCGCCCGACGGCACCTGCGCCGGCGTGGTCACGGGCGCGGCGGTAGCGTCCGGCGGTGGCGTGAGTGCGGCTAGCCCCGCGGTGTCGTCCGGTGACCAGTTCGGCGCGCCGCCGCTCGGCAACGTCAACGGCCCGGCCGGCGCCGGAGCTAGGCCCGGGAACTGCGCCGCTAGGTCGGACGGCAGCGTGAGCGTACGCCCGTCTGGCGTCGTCACGATCTGCGGCTGGCCGGCAAAGAGGGCCATCTACTTCCCCGCGAGGATCTGGCCGCCGGCCGCGAGCAGTCCGCCGAAGATCCCCTTGTCCTGATTCTGGGCCTGCGATTTCGCAATCTCGGCGGCTATCTGCGCCTGGTCCCACCCGAGCTGCTGGCCGAGCGCCTGGATCTGGCGCGCGTCGTTCAGCTGGGTCTGGTAGAGCTGCGACTGCTGATTACCCTGCGCGGCCTGTTGGGATAGCTGGGCGTTCTGGGATGCGATTTGCGCGTCCTGGCCAAACGCCTGCCCGTACAGCGCGCCACGCTGAGCGTTCGCCGCCTGCTGGTCGGACATCTGCGCCTGCGACGCCATGCCGGCGCCCTGCAGCCCGAGGTCTGCGGTGTTCCGAGCGGCGTTGCGCGACGCCAGCGCGGAGTTCGCGCCGTGCGCCATGCGCGCGGCTGCGGTCTGCGCCGCCGTCGCCTGTCCGACCTGACGGTTGACCGCGAGCTCGCCAGCTCCAGCCTGCTGTCCGCTCGCGATCCGCCCAAGGTCACCGGCGACGCCCATCAGTCCGCCGCGGGACTGATCGATGTTTCCGGTCGCGAGCTGCGAGGCATTGACCGTCGGAGCCGCGCGACCTGCGGCGCCCGACGCCATCTGCCCGAGCTGCGCGGTGGCCGCGTCGTAGTTCTTCAGCTTCGGGTCGATGCCGGCAGACGAATTGCCGCCGAATACGTAGTTTCCGACGTCACCCCAGAATCCCATGGCTATGCACTTCTTCCTGCCGTCATTGGACGGCGTACGTTGCCGATGACCGTCCCGGTCACCACGAGTTCGGTGAGCTCGAACGAGGCGCCTGCGAACCCCGCGGCCTCGAAGTCCTCGAAGCGCAACTGGACCGATTGCCCGGTCTCGTAGATGTCGATCCGCCACGCGTACTCGCCGGGGCCGGTGCCGCCATATTGGCCGTCGTCGTAGAGCCCGTCGTTGTAGTTGGTGCCAGCGATCGGCTCGACTCCGACGGTGTTTGCGAATGAACCGGTGATCCACCCGGTGCTGGACGATGCACCGGTCGCATCGAGCCACGCGGGGTCCGTCCACCCGAGCGTGTAGTCGGTCTGGTACTGGACGCCGAGCTGATGGGCGCTGATCCATGTGCCGAGCAGATGGATGTTCGAGAAGCTCTGGAACCCCTGCAGGTGTTCCGCGAGGTGGATCCACGCAGTCTCGAAGCGCAACCGGATCCGCTGGCCAGCGTCGCTGTACTCGCCTACGGTCTCGCGAAACACGCGCCCGTCGGCACGCAGGTAGTAGTACTGGCCATCGACCACTGCGGCATCCAAGCCCTCATGATTGGTGAACGTCGACCACTGATTGAACAGGTAGTCAAAGAGCAGCGTCGACCCGCTGTCGGTAAGGAACACGACCTGAGTGCGGTTGGGTAGCGTCGTCGCGCGTCGCACCGTCTGCGCGTTGAAGGCCTCGACCGCCGCGCCCACGTACTCGACCGTCGCGTCGTTCGAGAGCCGGTAGATCCCCTTTCCGCTCTTGAACATGTGGCCGTCCGGCGTGAGCACGACCGACGCTGGGTCGGTGCATCCGACGTCGCTCGGGATCGTCTGGACCGCCGAGAACCCGGTCACGTCGATCGATCCGGCGTTGTCCGGGCCGTCGCCGGCGAACGTGAAGATCGCGCCCTCGGTCCAGACGATCTCGCGGTTGTCGCGCGACGCGCCAGCCACGACATCGCCGCCCTGCAGGTCGACGCGCAGAAACAGGTCGGGTGGCCACTGGACGCCAAAGCCGTCGGAGAATGGCTGCGAGTAGCGGACGATCGTCCCGTCGGTCGGATCGGTGGAGAACAGCCGGTCCTTGCCGCGCCACATTGCCGATCCGAGCGGAGTTGGGTCGTTGGAGAGGATCCCGCCGTCCGTGTAGATCTCGTCGAAAGTCGCGAGCGTCGTATCGCTCATGCGATCGAGAAACGACACCGTGTCGACGGTGGTGTCATTGGCGACATAGCCGTTCGCGGCGCCGACTGTCGTGGGGTCGAGCGAGGTGGCGCGGAACAGCTGCGCCGTGTCGCCGGTCTTCGCTGCGAGCGATCGGGCGACGCCGATCCGGACGCCGGGCTTGAGCGTCGCTCGGCACGTCGGCAGGGTCAGCGTAACCTGCGTGTCGCCGCCGCCCATCGTTACGAGCGTGCCGGCCGACGTTGGACCGAGGTGGATCTCGCCCTGCGAATCGGTCCACTCGTACCAGGATCGATAGAGGTACGTCGTCGACGAGGTCATCGAGCCGCCGCCCGCAGCTACCGTAGCGATCAGCTCGGGGCCAACATGGAACCCTAGCTCGGTCCAGATACGCCCGTCGTAGTGCATGGGGCACGCGCCGGCCATGTACAGTCCTCGCCCGTACTCGACCGCCTGATGGCTCGCTTGGCTGTCGAAATCCATCGTGACGAGCTGAATCGCCGTCTCCTGGAACTTGTCGTCGTTCTCGCTGATGAGCCGCTCGCGAAACCCGACGGTGAAGTTGATAACGCTGCCCGAGGCGTGCGCCGACGCGAGGTGCTTGCGTGCCGGTGCACCGGCGGCGGACGCCGGAACATGCCGGCCGACTGGGACGAATCCGTTGCCGGACAGCGACGAGAACCGGTAGGTCACGTACGTGTTGAAGAACGTCGTGTCGTGCGCCATGCACGCGAACGCCTCACCGCCGATCACGAACGCCCGCGACACGAGGCACATCGACCGGATGACGCCGTCGCCGCCCGCGGGCCCGGTGGCGCCGGTCGCGAAGTCGATCGCCACGGACGTCACGAAGTGGTTGGAGGCTGCAGCGGCGGTCGATTCCCACGCGGTCCATGCCGTGCTCGAACTGGTCGCAGCGACTGCTACCCGCACAAGGTCTGCCGCCGAGGCGACGGCGGCGCTGAACGTGTTGAGCACGGCGATCGGCGTTCCCGCTCCGCTGCCGCCCGACAGGATAAGCACTGTGCTGGTGGGGACCGCGGTGACGTAGGCGAGCACGAAGCGGTCTCCGTTGGCGCCATCGAAGGTGAAGTGGGTGAGCCCGAGCGGGGTGCCGACCCGGCGCGATGCTGCGATCGTCAGGACCGACGGGTGACCGAGCAGCGGCACACCGAGCACGCCGCTCTGGTCCACGTAGCCGATCCGGATCGCCGTCGTGCCGTCCTCGCACCATGCCATCGCCGCCGGAGTGCCGGTTCGCGTCGTGGGGCAGGCGTCGTAGACGCAGTCCGTACCGTCGATGGTCGCGGTCAGGATCGCCGGTGACACCGCCGCGCTCGGGGCCGCTGGGTTGACGACGATCACGTATATGGTCTTCGTGCTGACCACCGCGTAGTAGACGTGCAGGTTGCCGCCGACCGCGACACAGCGTGGCGAGATGCCGGACGCGTGCGCCTGCGTCGGCGCCCGGTACACCCGTTCGCTGGTCGCGTCCGTCGTCGACCACCAGACTCCGCCCTGCGAGTCCTCCCAGGCCGCGACCGTGACGCCCGCGAGCGTCGCGTGGTCCGGCATCGTCTGCTGTGTCCCGGTGACCACGAGCGGCCGGTCGGTGCCCACGGCGCTGTAGACCGCGCCGGCGTCGCTCCACTGGCTCGCCCCGGTCTCGCGCGAGTAGCAGCGAGACGACGTGAACTCGAGGAGCTCGTTGCCGCGCGCAGCCATTCGGATCGCGCCGGTGATCGTTGACGACGAGCCATCGATCGCCTGCCCGGCGTCGTCGTACCCGTTCCGCTTCTGGATCGAGATGGCCCGGGTGAAGACCCCGTTCTCGAGCACGAGAAGCTTCGTCCGCGGGACCGCCTTGGGGTCCGCCTTGGTCTCGACTCCGCCAGCGAACGCGAAGTGGACCTCCTGCTCAGGCAGCGCCATGGCGCCCCCAGGAAGAGGTCTCGGTGCGGCGAATGGTGCGGCGAACGGCCATGGGAAAGCGCTTCAGCGCTACCCCGCGACTTGTTGCGGCAGCTCGATCGACGAACTAGTCGACCTTCATAGATCCGAGCACATCCGGATCGTAAATGCAAGCGGCGTTACGGGAGCGACAAGTGCAGCGAGATGCGGCAGTTGCGTGTGATGTTGGCTCCGGGCAACGCTCCGCTTGATGAACACGCGCAATAGGTTGCTCCTAGCGAGTTTCATCATGTCCGCGATACTTTTTTGGGACAACCGGTACTGGTTTCTGAACAATTGGGATAGGTTAAGCCTTTGGTTTGCGAGCATCAGGCCAGATGACAGGAACGGGTTATACTGGCTATTGGTGATCACACTTATTGTGGTCGGGGTTGCTATGGCGACGAAGAGGCGCGAGTAGTTGCGCTGCTGGATCGGGATGCTCACCATGGCCCCATGATGCGAGCGCTGATGGTGTTGGTCCTGGTGACGGGGTGCGGCTCGCTGTGCACGGTGAACAGGGTGGGGATGGCGGCGGCGGTGGCAGCGACCGCCATCGATTGGTGCCAGACGACAACGGCGGCATCGGTGCGCATGGGGCCCTGGGAAGATGGGCGTGCGGCGATGATACTTGGAAGCGCGCCTAGCAGTGCCGCGGTAGATGCGTATTTTGCAGTCGTCATCATCGGCGCGCTCGCCATCACGAGCGCACTGCCTGAGCAATGGCGTCCAGCCGCGTGGGGAGGCGTGCTGGCAGGCGAAGTATTCACCGTGGCCGATAACCTTTCCTCGACCAATTGCGCCGGAATTGGCGGACCATAGTTATGGCTGGTCGTAGTCGACCTCGGCCATGAAAACCTCGACCGATGCGGCTCCGGTCGTTCTCGTGGCGACGATAAAGTAGCTGGTTGTCGATGCAACCACGGTTGTCAGCCCGGAGTTGGTCAGCGTCTGCTGGGTGCCAGCTCCGCTGGACACCGATGACGACGCGATACCAACCCCGGATCCGGTCGACGTCAGGCTATTGAAGTCGTTGCGAAGCTTGGTCGGCCCCGTGGCGCTGTCGATGATATAGAGGCGCACGGCGAGGATGCGAGCACCGACGGGGAGGACGATCGGTGCGGTGGCATCGGCCCCGTTCCAGATAAGCCCGCTCGATCCGTAGCTGAACGCGACTCCGGATCCAGCCTGGAACGCGGAGCCGGGAATCGAGAGCGTCTTGGTGCCGTGCTTGACCAGTCCGGTGCCGCTCAAGATGACGTTCTTGTTCACGGCCATCGTCGCGTCGTTGACTACCGTGTTCGAGAACGTGACCGCTCCGGTGTTGTCGACCTGCGCGAGCACGGTCGAGCCCGGAACAGCGGTCGGGTAGGTCAGCGTGTAGCTCGCCGCCATCCCGCCCGGTGCCGCATGGCCGACGTAGAACGCGGTCGTGCCGCCGGTCGGGTATGCGCGCAGTTCCCCCGCGGCGATGCGCGCCCAGTTACCCGCGCCGTCCTTGAACGTGTAGCGCTTGTTGGCGTCGTCGAACGCCTCGACGGCGCCGACGCTGACGTAGTCACCGCCGATCCCGCCCGCGAATGCCGCGACGTTGAGCGCAGATCCGGCGGTGAGCTTGACGTTGTTACCGGCGTTGCTGCGCCAGTAGAGCTCGTTGTCCGACGAGTTGACGAATATGCTCTTGTTCTGCGCGCCCGACGATAGCGCAGTGACGCTCGAGAACTGAACGCGGTGGAGCTGGGTCGGCGCGTAGAGCGACGAGAATGGGATGTCGGCGTTGACGTTGAGCGCGGCCGACGTGATCGGCAGGCCCTTGCCGATCGTGTGGTCGTGGGCATCCTCGCGCACGTAGTTCGCGTCGATCGTGTCACCCCAGGCACCGGATCCGGGGGCGCCACGGGTTGGGAGCACGAGCCCCATGTTTGGAAGGGTCGTCATGTCAGCTGTACTCCTCGATGATGATCAGGCCAGCGGACCCCGCGCCCCCGGCCCGGTTGGTTGCGCCGGCCGAGGCCCCCGCGCCCCCGGCGCCAAAACCCGCCGCCGCGGCCCCTGCGGTGTCGCCGGCCCGCGACAGGCCGCCCGAGCCGAACGGGCTGTCGGCCCCGCCGCCGCCGAACGCGAACCCGTTGATGTCGATGCCGTGCAGGCCCGCCCATTGGAGCGCCACGTCCGCCGTCGAGCTTCCCGCCGCCGTGTTGGCCGCGCCGGGGGCGAACACGGATGCAGCATTGCCCTGGCCGGCTGCACCGGCGCCGCCCTTGGCGGTGAGCAGCACCGCGTTGAGAACGACCGTGGTGTCGCCGCCCGTGGCGCCCGTGCCGCCCCCGCCGGCGCCGCCGCCCCCGGCAGCGCCGATCGTCACGGCCCCGCCGTCGCCAGGCGCAGACGACAGCTCAAGGTAGACCCCGCTCGCCCCGCCGCCGCCAACCGACGTGTTGGCGCCGCCCGTGGTCCCGCCGCCCCCGCCGCCCCCGCCGATCATGCGCACGCGGACCAGCACCGTGCCGGCCGTCGGGGTGTACGTCCCGCTGCCCGTGAACCGCTGCAGTCCCAGGTGGCGCCCGGCCTGGAGCCCTCCGGTCCGGCGTAGCTGCGTCTGCAGGCCCTCGATTGCTTCCTCGGCCTGCTGCATCACGCGGTCGGCCCCGGCGTCGCCCGTTGACGAGAGCGACACCGCAGCGACCGAGCCAGGTGGGACGACGCGCCGGCCCGCCATCAGAACCCCGGCCTCCAGCGGTCGAGGTCTTCGCTGCCTTCCCAGCCCTCGTGCAGGTTCAGGAGCTCGGGGCCGGTCGAATTGCGCTCGCTGGCTTCGCCCTTGATGCGCGCGCTAGCCGCCGAGAGATCCTGCAGCCACTGCGTCGCCTCGCGCCCCATGTTCTTGTAGAGCCGGACGAGCGCGCCGCTGATCGTGTACTCCTCCCAGCTGTTGTAGAACTCGCGCGCCGTCGTATCGAGCGTTGGCGCGACCGGCGTGTACGTCACTCGCAGCGTGTACGCCGCGTCCGGCGTGGGGTAGAGGTCGATGCCCCGCGCCGTCAGCCGATGTGCAGTCGGCCGGCCGGGCGTGGTGCCGTAGCGGTTGCGGTCCTTGATGCCGATGCGCGGCAATGGAACGAAGTCCGCCCCCTCCTGTCGATCGATCGCCCGAGTGATCCACGTCGTCGGGGGCAACGCGACGAACGCCACCGCGTTGGTCGTGGTGACCGTATCGGAGGTGTCGTAGAAGCCCGAGTTCTCCTGCACCACGAGCGCGTAGCCCTCGGAGAACGCCGCTTGGATCTCGGTCGTCAGGTTCGAGTCGGGAAAGCGGTTGGTGTTCCGCATGTCGCCGCGAAACCTGACGATCGAGATGATCTCCGCGAGGGTTTTCGTCATCAGGTCACGACAGCGTGCAGCCGTTCTGGTAGGTCACGCTCCAGCTCGATCCGGTCCATTCGAGCACGGCGCAATCGCCGACCACGGTCGCCGACGCGACCACGCCGATCGCCCCGAGGTGGGTGTACGCCTCGTTGATCATGCCGGTGAACACCCCATCGATGCTGCCGACCGGGGTCGACGCCGCGGTCGAGTTGGTCACGATGCAGCGCTCGCCGATGGCCGAGCCATTCGGTAGCGCCTTCGTGCTCGTGCTCGAGACCGTACCGGTCACGGAGCAGCAGTAGCGGAGCCACAGGTTGAGCCCCGTGAGCACGGTGGTGCCGACCACGACGGCATCGACGAGTCCGCCCGCGCGCTGGACGCGAGTAGCGCGCCACAGCAGACCGGACGTCGCGACGAGCTCGATGGCCTGGCCGACGGTATCGAAGGTGAACGTGCTCGAGCACGCGAACCCGGTCGTGGTGTCCGGGCTGGAGATCGTGACCGTGCCGAGCGGAGTTGATGCCGCCGAGACGCACACGATTCGCTTGCGCTGTCCCGCGACGGTCGGCGCGGCCAGCGTGTAAGCCTTGGTCCCGCTGACCGTCAGCTCGGTGGTGTACGTGGTCAGGTCGAGCGCGCCGGCCGCGCTGACCGCATCGATGCCGCCGCCGAGCGCGGGGCGCAGTTGGTTGATGGTCGTGGTGTCGAAGTTTCCGACTTCGCCGAGGTGAGTTACGCTGAGCATGATGATCCTCTTCAGTTCCTGTTGACGGCGCGAACCGTCCAACGGATGTAGGCAGTGGTGGTGGTGGGGATGTCCGTCGGAGTCGTGTTCGATCCGAAGACGAAGGTTGCGGTGCCTGCGGTAACGTCGATCGCCGAGGCCTGGAGGTTGAAGTCCTGCGTCCCTCCGACGAACGTTGCGATCGGAGCGAACATGAGCTGGGGCCATTTCTTGGCGAAGGTGACCGTGTACGTTCCGGTCGACGCCCAAACGGCGGTGACGATCTCGCCGCCGCCGTTGACCGCCGAGTCAGAGTTCACCAAGTCGACGCCGACGCCGCCGCCGGTCAGCTTCGCGAAGAGCTCGACCACGTACGTTCGCGGCGTCTCGACTGGGTTTCGTTGTCCGTTTGGAGTGGGCATGGCGTTACCTCACGAGCTCGCCTGGATACGGGCGACGCCGTTCCAGCCGGGGGCGGCGCAACCGAGGTTCTGATACGATCCGAGGCGAGCCTCGACGCTATCCTCGTTCTGTGACGGCTGCAGACGCATGCCGGTCGCGGACTCGCCGGTCCAGTTGATCCACTCGCCGGTGTGCCAGATGCGCCACGTGTCAAGTTGGAGCGCGTAGAGCCGGTTGCTCGGGCAGTTGCGATCCGGGTAGATCTCGACGTTGCGCCCACCGCAGATCGCCTTGTAGCCCGAGAACCCGACGACGACCTCGCCGTTCGGGCCTTCGACCTCTCCGGTGATGTCCTTCAGGATGCGGACCTTCGAATTCGAGACGATCTCGAGGTCGGCGAGCGACTCGGGGTTGCCGAAGATGTGCGACGTCTTGCCCCCGTACTTCGTGATCTTCGAGACGAGCTTGATGATGACCGCATCGAGATCGCCGACGGCAGTCCCATCGAGGAACACGCCACCGAGTCGCACCGGAGAAACGTTACGGGTGATGTTGTTGAAGCTCGCGGCCAGCAGCGTCGCGCGGTCCGTTCCGGCGGGAAGCCAGTCGGCGAGCCCCGAGAGGCACGCGTTGTACTCGCCGCGCTGAAACACGAACGAGCTCGTGGTGATGCTAGCGATCTTGGTTCCGAGGTTGTCGGCGATCGTGACGGTGCCGGATTCCTCATCGACCGCGGTCACCTGCGTGGTGTCGCCGTTGTCGAGCAGAGAGCCGCTGCCGTCGGTCGTGGAGAACTGCAGGATCTGATCGACGGTGAAGTTGAAGCAGCTCGCGTTGTCCGTGAAGGTGAGCGTTGTCGTGTTCGTCGATGCGATCGACAGCTGACCGATCGATCCGCCCTGGGTCCGGTACAGACGTCGGCCGATCTTCTCGCCGAGGGACTTGAACCCGCGATCGAACTCCTTCAGCGCCTTCACGAAGGCGTCGGACTTCTTCTCGGTCGAGTACAGCAGCTCGTTGTTGATCTGGATGCGCTGGTACTGCTTCATCCGGAAGAGGATGAAGTCGAGGTACTTCGAGGTCGTCGAGTCGCTCATCGCGAACCCGTAGTCGGCGCTCGCGCCTTGCGGGTTCGCGTACTCGACGGGTTGGATGTACCGCCGGCCGCCGGCCTGGTAGCGCTCCTTCTGCAGGAATCCCAATAGCGGATTCTCCCCGAACGATTGCTCGAGGATCTTCTCTTCAGTGTAGACGTCCTTGAGGAAGGCGTCCTGATTTGCGATCGTAAAAGCGGTCACGTGTTGTGCTCCTGGTTGGGAGCACCGCGATCAGTCGGAGTCAGTCTTTGCCGAAGTACCGCTCGGCAAGAGCATGCCGACGCGCGGTTTCGTTTCGATACTTGGGCTTGGCCTGGTCCGTCTCTGTTGGCGTTGGCTTGGCCGGCAGGGCCGGTGGCGCAACACTCGCGCTCGCGTTCGTGATGGTCCTGGCGCCCGGAGTTGTTGCGCCTGCTGTGTTTTCCGTCGACGATACGGTCGGTTGAGCTGGGGTAGCGGTGCTGGTCGCTGATGCCCCTGCGATCTCGTCGCGGAGGGCTTGGTAATGGGTTTCGATGACCTTGGAGTAGTGGTGGAGGAGATCGCTGCCTGGGGTCTTGGGATCGACCTCGCCAGCCTTGATGCCGGCTCGGACGGAGTTGAGTAGCAGCTGCGCCGGGGTCGTGCTGTCGAACAGCCGCGCGTGCTTCATCAGCAGCGGGTACTTCTCGGCGTGCTTGAGCTCTCCGAGCTCGGTGTCGAGCCGGCTCACGTACTCGGCATCGGCGCGCGTCTGCGCCTCGGCTGCGGTCTTCGCCTCGGCGGCCTTGGTCTGCGCCTCGCGGTCGCGCCTGTCGCGCTCGATGAGCAGACGGTTGCGCTCCGTTCCGATCTCCGCGCGCTTGCCCGCGTCGAGGGGCATCTTGAGCTCGTGCTCGGTCCAGAGCGCGTAGTTGCCAGCCATGATCCGATCGACGTCCGGCGATGCCGCGTCCTTGATGCCCGCGTTGAGCGCGACGAGCTTACGCAGCGAGCCCATGAAGTCGGTAGTGAGGTCACGCTCGATCTCGTGGAGCGCCTTGGTACGCTCGTCCGGCTCTGCCGCTCCGCTGGTCTTGTGCTTCTCGATCTCCGCCACGAGCCGCTTGTTGGCCTCGGCGAGCCGGTTCGCGCGCGCCGTGAGCTCGGTGTCCGCCGCAGGCTTGGGATCCGCGACGGCGGGGGCCGCCTTCGCTTCCGGGGTGGCCGCAGCTGCCGCGCCGACGCCAGCGACCGCGGGTTCCTCCGGCTTGGGCGCGGACACGCCGTCCTTGCCGCGCACGTCGCCGTGCTCGTCGAGGTTGCGGAGCATCGCGCGCTGGTGCTCGGTGAAGGAGCGGCCCTGCGGTGGTGTGGACGAGCGGACCGTGCTGACCTCGTTATCGTCGCGCTTATCGGGGGCGTCGCGCTTATCGGGGGAGGCGACGACCGAGCCATGCCGGATCTTGACGGTCTCGTGCCCGCGCGGAGCCGGTGCTGGGGCGGCGGCAGCTGGGGCGGCGGTCGATTCGGTGCTGGTGGCAGGTGCGTCGGACATGGGATCCTGGTCAGGCCGCCATCATCTGAGGCGGGACAGCGCCGATGGGCGGCGGTGGTGGGATGGGGCCGGACGGCATCATTGGGATGCCCCCGGGAAGCGGCTGCGCCATGCCCGGCGGTGGCGGTGGGCCACCGGGCGGGACGCCCATAGACGCGGGGTCCGGCTGGGCAGCAGGCGGCGGGTTCTTCTTTTTGAGCTCGTAGACGACGAGATCCGCGTAGTCGCGGAATCGCGTCTCGATCTCCGGTGGCGCGCCCTCGACCTGGGCCCAGTTGTAGAACGCGGTGGCGATCTTGAGCTCGAGGTCCAGGTCGTTGTATTGCTCCGGGATCGGAGCGATCTCGTCCTCGTCGGCGAGCAGATCCATCTTGCGCAGGCAGTTACGGAACGGGGCGAGCACGATACGATTCGCCTCGCTGAGGTCCGGATCGTCGAGCATCAGCGTGGGGACCATCCACTGCGGGATCACGCCAGCCTTGGCGAGCTGCTCGACCACCGAAAGCTTGCCGGCTCTGGTGTCGGGAAGGAAGCCGATCGGCTCGATGCGGAGCCGGTAGTCGCCATCCTTGAGCTGGACCTTGCTGTAGTCGAGCTGCGCGATGGCGTCGCGCCCCTTCCAGCTCACAGCGACCCAGGACTTCTTCTCGCCCTTGCGCTCGAGCCGGCGCCGCGCCGTACGTGCGCTCGCGTCGATGTAGCGCTGCGCGGATTCGAGCCGGTACCGCGCATAGTTCGCCTGCGGCATCCTGAAGCGGTCGCTGTCGATGTCGTACTGCGTGTCGAGCGCTGCGCCAGATGCGCCGGCCCCGAGTGGGGAGCGACTCTCGGCGTTTGCCTGCGAGACTCCGCTCATCTTGAACATGTAGTCGATGAACTTATCCAGCGCGCTCATCTGCGCGACGTTGTACGGCTGAGGCGCGTTCCATTGCGGTGGCTGGCCGCCCTTGTACTTGAGTTTGAACGGCGCCATCCCAGACAACATCTCCGTCGGGATGTCATTCGCCTCGTTGACCATGAAGAACCCGCGACCGGTCGCCGCGAGATTCAGTTGGATGTCGCGGACGATCTTGTTGACCTCATGCTGAAGGTCCGCGAGCTGGTCAACGAACCCCTCGGGGTAAAGGCCTCGAGGTGGCTTGCCGAGCTGGAAGCATGCCCACGGGAATCGCGGCTCGTGCCACTCCTCGCTGACCAGCGTACCGTGCTCGCCGGTGACGTCGATGCAGAGCACGTGTCGCCCGTTCTCGCTGTCGCGCATCGTCGGCGGATGCCACGCGGTCCACGTGTCGACGTAGTCATCGAGATCGCCGAGCCGCGGGCCATCACCGTCAAGCTCAGTGTCGTCCGGCCGTCGGATAGACGGTGGAGCGAGATTGAGGATCGCGTCCTTCGCGTGCGGGAACATCTCGGCGAGGTGATCGCGAGCGACACGGCGGATCCGGATCGCCTGCTGCGGCTTGCCGTACTTGCACTCGCGGCGATCGAACAGCAAATCGTTGACCGGGATCCGCTCGGCGAAGATCGAATTGTCGGTGTCGTCGATCCAGGTGAAGCCGATGCCCAGCTGCGTCCCGTCGTCGAGCGCCCACCGCGACAGGTCGTCGAACTCGGTCTCGAGCATCTGCCCGACGATGAACTCGCGGAATTTCTGGCCACGCCGCTTCAGCTTCCACTCCGAGTCCGTGGTCACGATGCCCGGCATCGGCCGGTCCTTCGAGAGCCGAGAGCTGAAGGTGTCGCAGATCGCCTTCACCACGTTGAGTCGCGCGACGCCATAGCCGCCGTGGTCTAGGTGTGCGAGCGCGGCGCGGTTACGCTGCAGGCCCACGCCGCGGTAGATGCGCTCGCGGGTCAGGTTGCGGCGATGGAAGTTGCTCTCGAGCGAGAGCAACGTGCGCCCGTGGCTGACTACGTGCTCATGGACCGGAGCGCCGACGGGAAGCTGCCACCAGTGCTCGTCGCGCTGGATAACACGCTGCTGTCGTCTCGATGGGGCCATGGGATCGCATTGCGACCCCTCGGCTTGTTGAGGTACCTATGTGGATCCGAGCACATCGCTCGGAGTATTGCAAGCGTGATTACACGCTGGTCAGCGGCGGACGGGAAGCTTCGTTGGATGGTGCGCCGCGGCGTGCTGGCGCTCGGGTAGCCGGGTGGCGCCGGCCGCCTTGTCCGCAGCCGCGTAGTCGCGCCCGACGCTCTGCGGGATCCCGGCGTGCCGCGCGAACCCCGGGTCATTAGCGACGGCTTCCATGAGCCGGTGCTGCGCCTTGCTCCGCGACGGCATCAGTAGCCCTTCGGCTTCATCGGCGGCGGCATCATCGGGTGGTGCGCGGCCTTGTGCTTCCGAGGCGGGTGCATCGTCGGCTTGCATTCGGGGGCCGGGTGGATGCGCGGTGGCGCGTCGTTGTCGCCATCGGGGTCTTTGCGTGGGGTCATACCCACAGACTACCCGCCGTCGTCCAGGCCGTCACGCGGCTTGTAGCCGTGCTCCTCCCAGATGTCGGACTTGTCGGGCGCAGGATCGCCGGTGAGGCCCTCGCGTTTGCGTTGCCGGATGTCGACGATCTGCATCACGAGCTTGCCGACTCGGAGCATCGGGCCGACCACGTAGCCCTTGCGTCTGCAGAACTCTAGGAGCTGAATGGCGTCGGCGAGGTCGGTGTTCTCCGCTGGCATCGGCAACGGGTCGCCATCGGCGTCGGTCTCGACGGGGCCAGGTGGGAGCGGTCGGCTGGAGTCGGTCACTTCGGATCCTCGCAGATGGGGACTTCTCCGACCCTGTACAGGTGCATCATCCCGTCGCGCAGTAACGCCCGGTCATGTACGTGGTCGGCTCCGTTGAGCATCATGGTCCGGCACGCTTCGCACTTCATGGCATATCCGCGAATCGTCGCCGTATACTCGTCGTTCACCATTCGTATCCCTCCTGGCTCTTGTACTCCTCGGCGAGCTCGTCGGCATCGAGTAGACGCTCTTGGAGCTTGGCCTCGCGCTTGTCGAGGTCCATCTCTTCGCGCTCGGCCTCGGCCATGAGCGCTGCGCGCGAGCCGGCAGCGGGCCGCTCCTGGCCGATCTTCGAGAGGTAGTGGGTGAGCGCCGCGAATCCATAGCGTCCGGCGTCGGCGCAGTGGTCCCCGTGGACCACGCCAGCGACCGAGCGGTGCTTGTGGACCTGGCGTGGCTTTCCCGGCGCGGTGGGCAGGTACACGAGATGTTTCATCTCGGTGTAGAGCGGCGAGCCGTCGCGTAGGTGCACGAGGCCTCGTCGGATGTCACCGGCCAGCAACTCCTCGAGCGTGTTCTTGCCTGCCTTGTTCGCTTCTTCGAGTGGCAGGTTGAGTCGGCGCTGCCACTCCGCGAAGTCGCTCGCCTTGCCCGCCGAGTCGCCGCCGAACGAGACGATCGCCGGCTCGACCTCCCACAACAGCTTGATGTACCTCGCCTGATCGTCGCTGTGAATTCCCGTCTGCTTCCACGAAAACATCTCGTAGACGTCGTGCAGCGTCGGCGTGAACGCCCACATCACCGCAGCGAACGGGTCGGGGTGAAATCCGAAGTCGAACCACAGCGAGTAGAGCCATTTGTGCTGACGCCGATCGCGTCCCACGAACGGCAGGTCCAGCACCGCGGCGTGGTGATCGTACCAGGGCGGATGTCCATCGAATCGCGGATCACTTCCGACGAGCGGGTTGTTGGCGAGGCGTTGCGGCGCGAACAGCAGCGAGGTCTTGGTGCACGCGTGGACCGGGTAGACGTACCGCGCGTCGCCCTTGACCCACATGCCGCGCTGCTCGCGGAGAAAATCCGGCTCGTCTCCCTTCCAGTTGTTCTCCTTGAGCGCGAGGCCGGCGGTGTTGGCCTCGCGGACCTCCACGGCGGCATGCTCGGCCTCGTCGCGTGAGACGAACGGGCCGGTGCGGATTCCGACGTTGTCTTGGACCCAATAGCCGTCGTCGGTCTGAACGACGGCGCCGAAGAACGGGTTGTGCGTCGACGCGATGACGTGCACGTCCCAGTTCGGCAGGCGCTCGTCTTCTTCCTCCTTGGTGATCTCATAGAACAGGCCCGCACAGTCCTTGCCCGGCGTGCCGGTGACCCAGCATTCGCCCTGCGTGTCGGTGAGGCTACCGACGACGACGGCCGAGTAGAACTCCTCGAGATACGGGAAGTCCTGCGCCTCGTCGACCCATATCACGTGCTTCGCCACGCCGCGCATGTCGGTGTGGTCGCTAAGCGAGTCGGCGCCAATGAGCTCGATCTGCGAGCCGTTGCTGAAGTCGAGGATCAGGTCTCCGTCACGGACCTCGATGAGCACTCCGCCGAGCTTGTACGCCGCCGCGGCGTGTCGGTGCGGGACCTGCTCGCCCTCTTTGCGGAGCAAGTCCCAGAACCCCGACTTGGTGTCGTTCTCCCAGGCCCGCTTCCGCGCGTTCTTGAGCGTGTCGGTGGCGTATGTGCCGCGCCATCCCGGCTGCTCAAGCGAGCGCGCGACGAACTCACGGACCCCGCCAGCGGTCGCTCCGGCGCGTCTGGTCTTCTTCGTCGCCCGCTTCCTTCGAGCCAGATCGCGGGCGTAGAGCTGGCGCTGCTGCGGGTAGAGCGGAGCACGCAGCCAGGTCGCGGCTTCCTGCGCATCGGGTCCGTCCTGCGTGATAGCGACCGGGCGCCGTCGCGCCAGCTCGCGCAGCGCAGCCATGCCGGGGCGACGCAGTTCCATTTGCTACTCGTCGTGCGGGCTGCGGCGGACGTCGGGCGGTGTCAGGTTCGAGAGGTTGAGCGCGAGCTCGCCGAGATCGACGATCTCGAGGTCACCAGCGTCGACGCCAGCGAGCAACCACTCCACGATCTCCAGCCACACGGTCTCCTCGCCCTTCGCCATCGCCGCCTGGCCCTTGCTGAGCGTCTCGTATGGCGCGGTCAGGCGGATCACGCGGTCGACCGGCGGCGGTTCACCTGGGTGATCCTCGCGCCACTTCCGCAGCGCGCGCGCCATCGCGACGCCCTCGATGATCCACGGTCCGGGCTCGTCGAGCCACTCGCTCGCCAGCCGCGATGCCTCGGACCAGCCATCCTTGCCGAGGTGAGCGGTCTGCTCGATTAGGTCGTCGGTATGGCGGAGCCTGATGTCTTCTGGGAGCCACGCATCGCACCTGACCGCGTGCATGCCATAGGTGCGCCCATCGACTACTCGGAAGCCATCGCAGTTGCAGCGGACGAGCTCTAATACTGCTACTGCATGCGTCGTTTTGCCCGTGCGCGGGCCGCCGCAGATCACGATCCTCATCGCTCAAACCTCCACCCTCTCGCCAAGCAGATCGCCTCGCGAATGTCATCGCGCTCGCGCTGTGGCTGGTCCTCGAGCTGCGACTTTGCGTACGCGATCTCGAGTACCTTGATCGCGAAGTCGCCTGCGATATCGGTGCTCGGACCGCCGCAGATCACGATCCGGGTCATGGCTTGTACTTCATGACCACGCGCAGCAGCGGGTGATCGGAGAGCTGCACGCTCAGCAGCTTGTCGATCGCCTCGCCCTCCTCTGGCGTTGCATGCTTCCGGCAGGGAGGTCCTCCACTCGCGAACGCGGAGTAGCAGCCGCCGCAGGTTGCGTCGCCATTACTGACTTCACTTCGAGCGCGGACCTCTTCCCATGTGAGCGCAAGGGTCACGGCTTCCCCTTCGCGTCCTCGACCTGCGGAGCGCTCGCCAGCGGCTCGCTCGTGAAGGTCGTGAGCTTGTCGTAGTCCTCGGGTTTCATGCCGTCCCACGAGAGCCAGCACGCGCTGCGCGAAACCTCGTAACCGGGGCCGGTGGGTGGGAGCAACACGATCGCAGGGCCGCGGACCAGGACGCGCCACTCGTGCACAACCACGACGGGGCGCTGCAGATTGATCTCGCGGATCATCTGCAGAGCTCGGGGCCGAATCTCCGGAAGTACGACGCGTAGCAGTTTCATTTGCTCCACTCCTTGTAGGGCACATGCGACACCGTGGAGCCGTGGCCTCGGAGCCAGTCAGCGATCCACAGGTCGGCCTGCACGTGGCCGCGGTTGTGCGGCTTGGCCCCCTCGTGCGTGTAGACGATGTTGCCGCGCAAGTGCGCGGCCTCGATGAGCGCGGCCATCACGCCGATCGACGCGAAGCCATGCGACCGCGCGCGCCGGTACTGGTGGGTCACATAGATCCAGTGGATGGTGTCGATTGACGGCCAGCGCGACCACGCCAGCCAGCCCACGCCCCGGCCTGGCACCGCGCCGTCACAGACCAGCACGTGCGTGTCGGACCTGGCGATGGCCGTGCGCAGCGTCGGCACCACGAGCTCCTTGTAGGCGGCCCACGTCATGCGGTCGCAGCGCCGCGATCCCTTGTAGCTCTGCGACCAACTGTGCAGCACCCAAGGCAACTCGTCGGCCCGCATCGCGCGCACGTGCGGCACGAAGGTCGGCGGTGGCGCCACGGTGAACACCGCGCGCCGCGGGATGGTGAGCTCGACGGTCACCTCAGCATCTCCTCGTGCAACCGGTCCAAAGCCGCGCGCCAGCGCTTCTCGCAGGGCTCGAGCATCTTGCGAGCCGCGTCGAGGTCGATCGCCGCGGCCTTGAGTTCGGCGTACGCAGCAGCTTCCGCGGTGCCAGCTGGGCCGACTGTCGCGTGTCGTCTAGTGGATGGCGAGAACACCGTGCTCGGCCCCGGCGCATCCTCCGGATCATCGACGTCGCACGAGCATTTCACGTCCTCGGCGCCGGCATACATCACGAGGTCGCAGAGCGAGTTGTTGGGGTTGTGCTTCACGTGGTCTCCTGGGGCCAGTCGTAGTCGAGCGAAGCCACGGCAGCCGCCGCAGGTTGCGTCGTGGGCGGCGAGACCGATGGAGGGGCGGTCCCAGCGGCGCTCACGCCTGCGGCGGCTGGCAGCGAACTGGGCGCGTCCGAGTCGATGAGCCCCGCGAGGAGCTCCATCTGCGCGGTGAGGTTGCCGAGCTCTTCGACCGCGACGCCATCGAGGATCCACACGAGCGCTGCGCAGGTCGCCGCCTGCAGGCCAGGCTCCTTGCTCTCGCGGGGCCCCGCGACGTTGAGCACGGCGACATGGTTGCCGTGCAGCCAGTCGAGCAGCGTGCCGCGCAGCGCTGGTGTCACCTGTCCCCGGCCCCGCGGAAGCACGAGATGCTTGCACGGCTTGCGCTGGCGCTTGCACTCGCGCGCCGTGAAGTCGCTGCCGCCCGTGAGCTTCTCGGCGTACGACACGATGAGCGTGGCGTCGCTGTCCTGGACGTTGAGACGCGTTCTGATTCCGTACTCGCGGCTCGAGCTCTGGCGCATCTTGGACGCGTAGATCTCCGGGACGCGGCCATCCTCGGCCTTGTAGTCGGCGGTGGCCCAGCCGCCATAGCTCAGCCCGAGCCGGATCGCTGCGTCCATAGCGCCGCGATCCGATCCGGTCTGCCCGCCCGAGACGATGGTGATGGTCATGCGTCCTTGATCTCCTGATAGCCGGGTGGCTCGAGCACGCCATCTGCCCCCAGCGTTGCCGTCAGGCAGACATCGATCCCGGCAAGCGCTGCTGCCTCTGCGGGAACGGCATCCTCACGCATCGTCTCGGCAAGATGCTTCAGCGCGTCACGCATGGCGCGGAGACGACTCAACTCCTCTAGGTCATCGGCGTGCGTGATGTACTCGCGCCGCGGATGCCCGACACGTCCCAGTGCGTCGGAGCATCGAGTCACCTCACATCCATGCACGGCGCAACCGAGATAGTGGCCATGCTGGTTCAGTGGTTGCGGTGAGGCGTAGGTCGTCACGACTCCACCTCGCCCGACGACACGCCGATGCCACAGCTCGAGCCGGCCCAGGGGGAGTCCTCGGCGCATCGCTGCGTCTCGAGCGCCCCAACCTGATCCGGGTAATACCCGGCCGCGAGCGCGAACTCCGCAGCCTCTTCCTGGGAGGCATACTCCTTGTCGCCGCCGGCAACGGACCACGAATAGAGATGGCAAGGCACCACGTCCGGCACCGCGCTCAGCGGAACCTCGACCACGAAGTCGCCGTGCACCGGGCACCGGTACGTCTGCGGCGCGAGCTTGTGCAGGTCACCGCGCTCGCGGATCCCCCACGTCTTGCCCCGCGGCTCAACCGCGCCCTGCTGCGTCTCGGTCATCACGATGCGCGCGGGCTTGACGCGATCGCGGAGCGTGATCTTCGGGTTGTAGTTGATGGTCATGGATCCTCCTGGTCCACCACCACGCGCGCTCGCTCCGCCTGCTTGCCGGCAGTGATCTTCGCGCGGAGCTCTGCGCTCCAGTGCGCGGAGATCGCGGCGCGCTGGGAGGGGGTGAACGGATGCATGCCGCGCACGGTCTCCATTCTGACCAGGCGATCGATCGCGAGCAGATCGCGCAGCGTCATGCCGTCGTACTCGACGTCGAGCGACCTCGAGACCTCTGGCACCGAGACGGCCTTGCTGTAGTCATCGACCACCGCCCTGTCCGAGTTGTAGACTGCGGTACGTACCATATCCACCAGCCCGTAGGAGATCATCTTGTTCTGGACGGGGTCGTAGACCACGGGCTTGAGCCCGGGGTCGTAGACCACGGGCTCGAGCCAGCGCGTGGGACTGCCAATGCGCACCGCATACACCCGGTCCGATGGCACGCACTCGCATCCAATGATTGTGACTCCTAGCCCGAAGTCAACCTTATCCGCGGGCTTACCGCAGCTCGGGCACTCTGTCTTACTGGGCGCCATCTTGCCGACCTTGGACTCGGCGGCCGAGTCCATGATCGTCGTCGAGGTCACCGCAGCGATGTCTCGCTCCATGCGGGCCCGCACCTGGTCCATGAGCGCGTCCATCTGATGGCACCGCCGCTCGTGTTCGGCTAGTGCCAAGGCAATGTCGCCGACGAACACCTCGAGGGCGAGCATGCACCCGCACGCGAAGCGCATCTTGCCGTTGACCAGCATGTGCCACGCGGGATCAGCCTTGTCGCGCGCGTAGCATATGACCTGGCCGCTGACCGTGAACCCGCACGGGCACCGCCGCTCGTCGAGGTCGCCACACTGGCGGAACTGGTCACCGCCGCAGGCGGGGCACCGCCGCTCGTGATCCTCTCGCGCAGCGGCGGTCGACTTGTACTTGGGGAGATCGGTGAATTTGTACAGAGTCACGATGTCGTCCTTTCGAGTTCTTGCTCTCGCCTTTTCCGCGCGCCATCGACGAGCGCCCACTGCGCCGCCGTCCACGTGCCGGCCGCAGCGACGAGCTCGGCTGCGAGCTGTGCCTCGAGCTGCTCCGTCGGGAGCTCCTTGTAGGCTTCCTCTTGCGCGTCGAGCACGGCCACCATCGCGCCGCTCGAGCGCCCAAGGAACGTGTCGATGCGCTGCAGCTCCTCGAGCAGCTTCATGGGCATCTCCTCCATGTCGTCCAGTCCCTCGACGAGCCGCTGCAGTCTGAGCTGTCGCCGGCGCCAGATGCGCGCCTGAGTGCGATGCAACATTCCGAACAGCTGCAGGTCCGTCCTGGCCGTGGTGAGCGAGCCGTAGGGGCGTCCGCGAGGTCTTCCTGTCTTGCGTCGTGGCACTGCGTCAACCTGATCGTGGCAAAATTACCACGATTTCTGTATTGATGGTGGGTACAATTATTAATTCGCAACCTGAATCATACTCGATAGTTGCGCGAATGGTCACCGGTTCGCGGTCCTCAGAATGTTGTTCGCCACGTCGTCCAGCGCGTCCCGCTCAGCGTCCACCTTGCGAGCGCCGCCATCGTGCTGCCGGATCGCCGCGCGCTCGGTCCACAGCTCGGTGACGTCGTCGAGCGTGCGCCCGCTGCGCTTCGCGAGGCGCTGCAGCTGGTCCTGGAGCGCGCTCCACCTCACCGCAGCAGCCCCAGCAGCCGATCGAGCGCTGGGACCAGGTGAGCGAGCGCGGCTTCGTCCGTGGCCATTCCGCTCGAACCCACGAGGACCGAGGCGCTCCACCCGCACTCGGGATCGTGCACGCACACGACCTGGAAGTGGTAGCCGCTCTCGTCGTGGACCGAGAACTCCTTGCGCGTCGACTCGAGCTTGATCATCGCAGCACCTAGCACGTGATCCATCGTTGCTCGTACCCGTAACCATTGGCTGCGTCCGCGGCGGCCTCCTTCTCGTTTCCGAGGTGGTGCCGTCCAGTTAGGCAGCTTGACCTACGATCCGGGGTGCACTACCTTGGATCGTGAGGGAGCGGTCAAGACTTCGGTCGGACGGCTTCACCTGAGACACTCGGTTCGCGCCGGGTGTCTCTCCTATCAACGAACAGAACCATCTGGCATCAAAGATGCACGAAATGGTAACCTGTTGGAACTATTTGCGCCGGCTCTGGATGGCTATGGGTCCTCCCATCCCCGGAGGGCTCGCGCACTATCCCAGTCGAGCGGGCCCGCCACGGCCGGATCCTGCGCACCAACGCGCGCAGCAGTCCGCCAGCCCTTCAGGTACGCGTGATACCGGTTCTCCACGTCGATTCGCGCGCGAATCATCGCTCCGTCCTCCCTGGCCTGGCGATCACCTGACGACGCAACTCCACGACCTGATCCGCGTGCGCCATCGCCAGTTCGGCCACGTATTTGTCCAGCAGAGATCCCTTGTATTGCTCACGCAGCCGCGCGAGCTCTGCCACGTACGCCGCGGCGTAGATCGCGACCTCCACGCCTTCGCGCGGCTCCGTCATCGTCGGGTAGCGAGAGACGAACTTGCGGCAGTCACATGGCGGAGCGTGGCGGTCATCGCAGTACTCCTGGCCTACCGGAACTCCATTGCCCCTTCCGACGTCGTGGAATACCCGATCGTGGCCGCACTCCATGCAGGAGTCTGGGTCGGTTGATGGTGCGATCACTTCCCCGCCTCGACGCACGCGACCCACCAATCCATCGCCTGCTCGGCTCGCCGCCACGCGCGGTACGCGTCGAGCTCTAGCCATGCGACGTCCCGAGGCACGCACAGGTTGGAGTAGCGCCACGGGACCTCTGGGCGTACCGGCGCGGCGCCGCAGCGCGCGATCGCCTCGACACCAGCGTCCGGCGTGGCGCGAAGGTTGTCACCGCACCCTGACGCGATCACTGAAAACAACGCTAACACTATGAGTTCACGCATGATTCCTCCGTGAGGCAACTCTCCTAATGAACACCCTTGCGTGTACTCACGTTTGTGAGTACAACAAGGTCATGACGATCACCAACAAGTTCCCCGGCCGTTGCTCCTCCTGCGGATGTTCCGTTGCCCCGGGCGAGGGACACGCGGTCAAGTCCGGTGCCGGTGGCTGGACCGTCCGTTGCCGCGAGCACGCCGGATCCGATGCGCCGTCGTCGTCCTCCACCGTCTCGTCCGCTCCGGTCCATGCGTCCCGCGCCATCACGGTCGAGCGCGTCGGACGTCGCAGCTACCTCCGCGGCGACACGCTCGCGGTTCGCGGGCTGCTGCGCAACGGTGGGTGCACGTGGGACGCCGATTCCCGCGCATGGTGGATCGGCTCGGACGACTAGGCTCGGGCCCTGGCGGAGCAGGCCCGTACCGCGACGGCAGAGGCCGCGCCGCGCAAGCGGATCACTCACTGCGTCTACTCCGGGTGCCGAGCCGCGCTGAGCGACTGGCAGATCCAGCACAGCCACAAGTTCTGCTCGCAGGACTGCGCACGCGACGCACGGACCGGTGGACAGTCTGGTTACTTCGGTGGCCAGTGGCATCAAGGAGATAATGATTAATGGCACTTATCACCAACAAGGGATCGCGGATCAACGTCCGGCTCCCATCCCGCGAGCTCAAGCTCTGGCACCGCGAGGCTGCAGCTGCAGGCCTCACCCTCTCCGACTGGCTCCGCGGTCTTGTTACCGCTGCCATCCGTGGATCAGTTGAAACCGCGCCCACCGAGGCGCAGAAGGAATCGCTATGACTAGCTGGGGTAAATGTCCCGCCTGCCTCGAGCCACAGATAATGGCGCGCCGTACCGGACTGGACGACGACGGTCAAGAGCGGATCGTCCCGCATTGCAGCAATAACACTCGACGATCCGGCCGTCTCCACGATGCCGGATGCCCTGGATCCGGAGCCCTGCCACTTGCCATCCCCGCACCTGCACCGCAGCATCCTCCGATCGCTCCGTGTGACGCCGGGGCGCCGAAACCGACCGAGCCGCAGCTGCCGCATCACCTCACACCTGAGGAACACAACCGACGCGTCCGAGTCTATCAGCGAGCGCTGGACCGTTGGCATGGGGCCTAGGCAGCTCACGCCGCTGACCTCTCCAGCTGATTTCCGAGCTGGTCCCATCCTGCGCGCCGGCGCCGGGCGAACAGCTCCAGCCGCGGACCGGGGGCCAGCGGCTCGGCCACGAGCCCGAAAAACGCCTCAGGCTTCGCGCTGTGCACGTACCTGCCGTCCGCCCCGACCGGGACGGGAGCCGAGAACACCGAGCGCACGTTGCGGGCCTGGACGACGCGTGAGGCACGGCCGCGCACGCACACCAGGCAGGTCTCGTGGCTAGCACGGACCGTCCTACCCATCCCGAACCAGGGCTTCCCGGTCTTGGTCGTCTTGATCCAGACGACCTCGCTCAGCGGCCGGAAACCCCATGCCCTGGCGAGCTCGAGCGCGTCCCCCTGCATCGATGCCAGGCGCCAGAGCAGCAGCACCGCATCGCGGTCGATCGAGACGCCGGTGGACGCGAGGTACCCGCAGAGCTCGTGGTGCGACATCACCGGGTACTGCCGAGCGGCCCCGCGAGTCGGACCTGGTAACTTGTCGCGCGGAGCCCACGGCGGGTCGGCGACGATCAGGCGGTAGGGGCTCATGCCGGCCTGACCTCCGCGCCGATCGCCTCGAGCGCCTGCTCCACGCTGCGTGCGATCACCGGCGCTGGCCCCTTCCACGCGCGCCACCAACGCACCTGCGCGTCGTTGAGCTCGCTGTGACCGACGATGCCACCGCGGGGGCCTAGCGGTAGCTTGACCTCGATCAGGTACAGCACGCCGCGGAACCCGACGAGCAGGTCAGGAATCCCATAGCCGGTTAGGCGCTGGACCGCGGCGCCGACTGCCTCGAGCGCCTGCACGATGGCCGGCTCGTTGGCGTCGCGACGCTGAGCGCTGCGCCGGATCACGAGTTCAACCCCTCGACGAGAATCCCGGCCTCGACCAGCCGACGCTCGAACTCCTCACCGACGAGTCGCTGCCACGTCTGCCTCTCCACGATGTCGCGATGTGGACCGCCTCGCCACTTAACCGACGACGCGGCCTGGCGACGCAGCTCGCGAAGCAGCTCCTGCGGCGGGTCGGCCCAGAGCAGCGGGGTCACTTCGTCCTCCGACGCGGCGGGATCTCGGCCGGGTAGATCTCTCTCCACGCGTCGTAGACCGTGCTCTCGCCGAGCCCGAGCTCGGCCGCTGCCTCGCGCACCGTGACCTGCCACAGGTGGGCGTAGCGCGCGGCGACGCGAGACAGCGATGTCGGACGCAGCGCGCGCCGGCGCTGGACGCCGAGCGTTCCTCGGCGCCGATAGAAGTCTTTCCGCTGATCGGTGGTCTCGCCATGCGCCTCCTTGATCCGAGCGACGGTGTCTTGCTGCAGCAGCGCTCGCTCCTCGTCGGTGAGCGGGCGGTGGAGCCAGCGCACGAATCGGATCCGCTCTTCGTCGGTCATGGTTTCCTCGTCGAGTGCTGCCAGGCTCGCTTGCCGCACAGCCTGCACGTATCGTCGGCCGCGCAGAGCTGTGAGCGCTTCCCATCGGCGCACCACAGGCCGCGCCACCACTGCTCGATCAGCTCGTCCTGCAGAATCTGGATCAGGTGCTCGCGCTCCTCGGTGTCGGTCGCTGCCTCGTAGCGCGCGAGCGCGTCTCGGATGCCGCGAGCCGTGGCGATCACGGGATCGGTCTCGTCGCTCATGGCTTGCTCCTCGGGCAGTTCAGCCGGCCGCACACCGGGCAGTAGATCGCGCGGCGCCGCGCATCGTCGATGGCGTGCTGGAGCTCGGCGTACGCATCGCCGCGATGCTCTGGTTCGGCGGCCCGCCACGCTTCGAGCGCGTCCTGAATGCGATCGGCGACGGCGTTCATGACACCCTCGAAGCGTGGCGG